ATTTCATGGTTCTTTTACACCAAGTATGAGCGGTGGTAATATTGAAATTTATTATCCATCAGTGGAAGCAGGTACTAAAAATTCAGTAATGGCACATGAATTACAACATGCTATTCAAGGAATTGAAGGATGGGGGCGTGGTGGCAATGAATTTATGATAAGAAGAAATCCGCTTGATTACACATCAAATGAAACTATTGAATACGCCAAATCATTACCAAGATACCAAGAAATGGATAATGATGCAGATCGTAAAGCATTTATAGAAAGTTTTGCTAAAATGCGTCTTGGAAGTCCTTTTGAAGCATATCGAAAATTAACAGGCGAAGCACAAGCACGCGCAACGCAAGATCGTCTTGATATGGACATGGTGCAACGTCGTGAAAACTATCCACTTGCTGGTGGTAAGTTGTCTGATATTCCATTAAAGGACTTGATTTATAAGTATGAGGGTAATGGACCTTCACTTAGCATGGATCCACTAAGTAAATACAAAGATTATGTTGGTGAACATTCTGCACCACTTGGCGATTCTGGTGCGCCACTTCATGACTTAACTGCTAATGAAAACGCTATTTATCCAAGTGATGTGTATTCTTCACAAGCAAATCAATACTATGGATCTGGCGAACCAGAAGACGCACAACTATTTGCAATGGCACAGCGTCTAAAAGACAAGCCAAATGAAAAAGTTTCTATTTACCGTGCTGTGCCTAAAATGCAAAGCAACAGTGAAAAAATTGCAGGACTTGAAAAAGATTTAGCAAACTATATGAAACGTGGACGCATGCCAAAAAATGCTGATTTTGATAATAAATCTGATTGGTATGAATGGGCATCAAACGAGCGTGATAGACTTGCATCATTACCAGAAGAAACGATTGAGCCATTATCAATCAATCATGGCGATTGGGTTGCGCTTGATAAAAAGTACGCAAAAGAACATGGTGAAAGTGCGCTTGGTGGTAATTACAAAATACTTAGCAAGAAAGTTCCTGCGCGTCAGTTATTCACTAATGGCGATTCTATTCGTGAATGGGGATGGGATTCTCGCTACGCACAAGGCGGCTCAGTAGACAAAGACAGTTTGCAGTTAGACAAACCACAACGCACGCCAAACCATCCAACCAAGTCACACATTGTGAAAACAATGGTTGATGGCAAAGAGAATATCATTCGCTTTGGTGAGCAGGGTGCGCAAACAGCAGGCAAGCCAAAAGAAGGTGAGTCAGATCGCATGACAGCAAAGCGTGAATCATTCAAGGCACGTCATGCAAAGAACATTGCCAAAGGCAAGAGCAGTGCCGCGTACTGGGCAAACAAGGTTAAGTGGGCAGAAGGAGGGGAAGTGGATTTATCAGATGATAGCATTATGTCTAAACTGTATGAGTTGCAAGAAAAGTACGAAGAAAGTGACTATGGCTATGGCAACAGACCAGACAAAACAAAGAAAGGTCTTGGCTATTTTGGAGAGCTTGAGCGTCCAGACGGTACAGGCGTGATGACTGAATATTCAATTGGCGTGCCTATCAATGGTAAAGAAATGGATGTACCAACGCTAGTGCCTACGCTAACACCTGACGAGATCCGTCTTATTCTTCATTTGCAAGAAGGTGAAGACATGCCACGCAGTATTGTGCATAAAGCCATTGACCATGCACATCAACGCTTATCAGAAGGCAAACCCATCTTTGCAACAGAAGAAGACTTGTACGCGCACGGTGGTATTGTTGACGTGCTTCATAACGATGCGATTGAGCAAATCATGAAAGCATTTATGGACAGCATGGAGGATGAGCAAGAAGAAGAAGAACCGGCTGCTGTGTCTATCCAGATAACCACACATTCGCAACCACTAAAAAGTGGTAAGATACCCACATCAATAAGAGAGGCAAAGCATGGCTAAAAAAATTGAAGACGATTACATTGATGATGAAGACGAGTTGGAAGGTGAAGACGTAGAGTTTGATCCTGACGAAGAATCTGACGTTGAAGACACAGAGGATGGCGGTGCTATCCTTAAACTCAAAAACGAAAAAGACGAAAAAGAACAGTCAGCGCATTTTGCTAACATCATCGATGAAGTAGATCAGTCAGACTTGTCTGACATGATTGAGGATCTGCTAGAAAAGATTGATCGCGATAAAGAAGCACGCGAAAAACGCGACAAGCAATACGAAGAAGGTTTGCGCAGAACAGGTCTTGGTGATGATGCACCAGGTGGCGCACAGTTCACGGGTGCAAACAAAGTTGTGCATCCAATGCTGGTTGAAGCGTGCGTGGATTTTTCTGCGCGTGTGATGAAAGAGATATTTCCAGCTAACGGTCCTGTCAAAACAAAGATACTAGGCGAGCAGGAAAAAGAAAAACTTGCAAAGGCGCAACGCAAAGCAGACTTTATGAATTGGCAGCTAACTGAGCAGATGCCAGAGTTCAGAGGTGAGCTAGAGCAGCTTAGTACGCAATTGCCACTGGGTGGTGGTCAATATCTCAAGTTGATGTGGAACAACCAGTACAAGCGACCACAAGCGGAGTTTATCGCTATTGAAGACGTTTACCTGCCGTTCGCTGCAACCAACTTTTATACGGCAGAGCGTAAGACGCATGTGCAATACATCACCAAGATGGAATATGCGCGTCGCGTTAAAGCTGGCATGTACATCGACGTTGACTTAGGTTACGCAAGTGATCCTGAGTATAGCAAATCATCACAAGCCAACGACAAGATTGAAGGCAGAAAGGAAAGCAGCTACAACGAAGACGGTTTGCGCACCATTTTTGAAGTCTACACGTTCTTAGACTTTGGCGATGGCATGGAGCCATATATCTTAAGCATCGACAAAACAACCAGCGAAGGCGTTGCACTCTACAGAAACTGGGAGCCGGACGATGAAAACAGAAAAGAGCTAGACTGGATCATTGAGTTTCCTTTTGTTCCTTGGCGTGGTGCGTATCCAATCAGTTTGACACAAATGATTGGTGGTTTGTCAGGTGCGGCTACTGGTGCGCTTCGTGCATTGCTTGATTCAGCGCACATTCAAAACGTGCCAACGCTACTAAAGCTCAAAGGCGGTCCTAACGGTCAGACTATCAACGTGCAACCAACAGAAGTTGTTGAGCTTGATGGTGGCGCAATGGTTGATGACGTGCGCAAGATTGCCATGCCACTTCCATTTAACGGTCCATCACCTGTACTGTTCCAATTGCTTGGATTCCTAGTGGAGGCTGGCAAAGGTGTGATTCAAACATCGTTTGAGAAGCTATCAGATCAGAATCCAAATCAGCCTGTTGGCACTACAATGGCGTTGATTGAGCAAGGCATGGTGGTATTCAGTTCAATTCATGCGCGTTTGCACAACTCGATGGATCGCGTGCTAAAGGTATTGCATCGCATTAACTCTGCGTACCTAACAGTTGAAGACTTGAAAGCATACGAAGCTGGACTTGAAATTGATCCGTCAGACTTTGATGGTCCGATGGACATCATCCCAGTCAGTGATCCTGCTATCTTTAGCGAAACGCAACGCTTTGCACAAAACCAAGCCATTCTGCAACGCTCGCAACTATTCCCGCAGATGTACAATCAACGCAAAGTTGAGGAAGCGTTCTTAACGGTCATGAAGTTATCGGCTGATGATTACTTGCAACCCGAACCCGGAAAAGAGGATATGGATCCTATTTCCGAAAATGTTGCAGCGTCAATGGGAAGACCAATCTATGTGCTACCCAAACAAGATCATCTAGGTCACTTGATGACGCACATGGCATTTTTGCAATCACCGTTGTTTGGCAAAAATCCTGCTATCATTACGAACTATCTTTATCCTATTTCACTTCACTTGCGTGATCATCTATTGAACTATTACTTAACCGAATCACACAAAGCAGCATCTAAGGCAGAAAAAGATGATGTGATTGGCAATGATGTATCTGAGCAAGTTAGCTTGATGATGAAAGTGCAACAATTTATCGAGCAACAATTAGATGGGTTTGGTCAAGAGCTTGCAACAATTACGCAAGAAGCACAGCAGTACAAACCACAACCACAATTGCCACCCGATAACACCATGCAAGTTGCACAGCTCAACGCGCAAACACAACAAGCTGCGATGCAACAACGTGCGCAATCTGATCAGGCTAAATTGCAAATTGAACAAGCTAAATTACAACAGTCGCAACAAACTGATCAAGCCAGAATGCAACAATCACAAGAACTTGAAAAAGCAAAACTTCAGTTAGCTGCTCAAGAAAACATGATGGAGATGCAACGTGATGCACAACGTGAAATGGCAAATGCAAAACAAGCTGCATTTGAAGCGCAAGTAGAAAACCAACGATCAGCCGCTGAAATGCAGGCAAGAGAGCGCATGAATTCCGCAGATAATCAAACAGCAATGCAACTTGCGCAAGCTGAGATCATAAGCGGTGAAAAGTTTGGTGTCAGCACTGGCACTGGAATTAATCCTAATCCTTAATGGAGATATGACATGAGTGATACAAAAGGCAAAGAAGTACCCATGACTGGCGCATGTGTTAAACAACACAAACGCATGGCAGCCGGTGAAAAGTTAGACGGACAAAAAATGCCAAGTGCGCCAAAAGAGTCTAAGACTCCTGCATGAACATTGAGTCAAAATTACTCAATCGCCTTAAAGAGTCACAGCTTAGATACAGCGTTGACTCTTTAAAGCAACCAGTACAGCGCGATGCTTTTGAGTATGGGCATCGCACTGGTGTGGTAGCAGGTTATGAAGCTGCCATCAACGTACTCTTAACTTTAATTGACGAGGAAAAATATCGTGACAACGATTTATGAGAATGCTTTAGCTGAGGCTTTCCCTGCTGTAGAAGCAGGCATCCAGCCTTTTGGGAGCCGCGTTCTGGTTCAGATTCGTACTCCAAAAAGTACATCGGCTGGCGGCATTATTTTAAGTACCGACACAAAAGACACAGAGAAGTGGAACACACAGGTGGCAAGAGTTGTGTCAATAGGTCCGGTGGCTTTTAAGAATCGAACAACCTTAGAGTCATGGCCTGAAGGTGATTGGTGTCAAGTAGGTGACTTTGTGCGTGTAGCTAAGTATGGTGGTGATCGATACGAGGTACCAGTAAACAGCAACGAATCAGCAATGTTTGTAATATTCAACGACTTGGATATTATCGGCAAGGTTTTAACAGATCCACTAAAAATTAAAGCATTCATCTGATAGGAGATGGCGATGGCAAACGATATATTAAATGAAGACGACGAATATACTGGCGAAGACAATGACAACGAGATTGTTATTGTTACGGATGATTCAGATGATGAGGATCAAGACGAGCGAATTCTTGGCAACGATGCAAATGATGATGAGCGTGCCGCTATTCGTGAACGTCGCAGAAAAGAAAAGCTAGAACGCAAAGACAGAAAAGACACAGCAATCAAACGCGACAAGATGGAGCTTGATTTCCTTCGTAAGCGTAATGATGATTTAGAACGCAGATTAACCGCACAAGAAACTCGCGCACAAAAATCTGACATCAACAACATTGACTCGCATTTGCAACAAGCCGTGAATGAAGTTCACATGGCAGAGCGTGTAATTGAGAAAGCAGTTGATGCTGGCAATGGAGCAGATGTTGCGCAAGCTATTCGACTTCGTGATCAAGCTATTGCGCGTGCAAAAGAGATTCATGCAATAAAACAGCAAGCAGAACGTCAAAGCGCACCGCAACAACCATCGATTGATGAGCTGACTATGTTCCATGCGCGTGAGTTTATGGAAGATCATAAATGGTACGATGCAACAGGTGATGACGAAGATTCTGCTGTTGTACTTGCTATTGATAAACGTCTTGCAAAAGAAGGATTAGATTCGCGCACTGAAGAATACTGGGACGAATTGCGCAATCGGATTGAAAAAAGATTGCCACATAAATTTGGTAGACAGGCAGGACGCACACCGCGTGGCGGTCCTAACGTGGGTTCTGGTCGCGAACATGCACCAACATCAACGCGCAAAGAGATTTACATTAGTCCAGAAAGAAAACAGGCATTAATAGAAGCTGGCGTTTGGGACGATGCGACATTAAGAAATAAATATGTCAAGCGTTACGCTGAGTACGATAGAAAGAATAAAAATTGATTTTTAAAAATTTTTTACTATATAATTTACACAACCGCTGAAAGGAGCGAGTCATATGACAACAACAGACGAACGCATTAGATCAAATAAACCCGCTGGAAACGATATTCGGACAAGTCGCACGATGAAAGATCGAGCCATAGAAGAAAATCGGGAAGTCACAGACGATGAGCGAGTAGAAATGTTCCGTCAACAATTTTTTAATTCGTCTTTACCGGATTTACCCAGTATCGATGGCTGGCACACTTGCTGGCTAACAACGACGAATCCAAGAGATTCAATCCACACGCGCATGCGTTTAGGTTATGAAGCAATTAAGCCAGAAGATATTCCTGGCTGGGAATATGCCACACTTAAAACAGGCGACTGGACAGGATTTATTGGTGTGAATGAGATGCTTGCATTCAAATTGCCAAACTCATTGTACTTTAAGTATATGAAAGAAGCTCATCACGATGCGCCACTCCGCGAAGAAGAAAAACTTACGGACACCGCAGAGTTTTTAGAGCAAACCGCAAAAGCATCAAAATCACGTTTGTCTATTGGTGAAGGTAATTTGGAACTAGGCGATGATAGAGAGGCTCTTTTTGACCTCTAACCAATCTAATTTCTAGGAGCTATTATGTCTACAACAAGCGCACCTTATGGCTTTAGACCTGCTTTCCACAACAGTGGTCAGATGCGTCCAAAAGCCTATACAATCGCAAGCACTTACGCTGCGTCTATTTACTCTGGTGATCCAGTTAAATTAGTCACCGCTGGTACAATTCAACTTGGTACTTCTGACGGCACACGCACAGGAACTACTGACGGCATTTCATTACTTGGTATTTTTGCTGGTGTTGAATATTATGATTCAACTGGTAAACCAACCATTGCTCCATTTTGGACTGGTGGTACTACTGGCACACAAATTGTTGCTTGGGTTTATGATGATCCAGAAACCATTTATGATGTTCAATTTGCAAACCCAGGAACAGCAGGTACTGATTCAGTACAAACTGCTGTGGGTGCAGAATGCGACTGGCGACCAACAGCAGGTGGTTCAACTGCAACAGGTATCAGCGCAACTTATTTAGCAGCAGAATCAGCTACATCCGGCCAATTCCAAATCACCGGTTATGCTTATCTTGTTACCGATTCACCAACTGATGCATTTGTAAACATGAGCGTTCGCTTGAACGAATCACAATACAAAGCACCTGTTAACACAGTAAGCTAAAGGAGATTATAAATGGCTACTCCTATGAGAAGTACGGACTTTAGATCCGTAGTAGAACCAATCCTAAATGAAGTATTTGATGGTGTTTACGATCAACGTGCTGATGAATGGAAACAGGTTTTCACCGAGCAAAAAGGTATTGCGCGTAACTATCACGAAGAACCAGTTCTTTATGGATTTGGCGCAGCACCTGAATTACCTGATGGTATGGCTGTTACTTATCAATCAGGTGGTGTGTTGTTTTTACAACGTTACTTGTACAAAGTTTACGGTCTTGCGTTTGCATTAACCAAAGTATTGGTTGAAGACGGTGATCATATCCGTATTGGTCAAACATACGCTAAACACTTAGCGCAATCTTTGGTTGAAACAAAAGAAACATTAGCGGCTAACATTTTGAACCGTGCTTTCAACGGCTCATATACTGGTGGTGATGGCGTATCTTTGATTGCAACAAACCATCCAATTGTTTCTGGTACATTCAGCAATCAGTTAACCACTGCCGCTGCATTATCACAAACATCTTTGGAACAATTGTTAATTCAAATTCGCAACGCTGTTGACAACAACGGTAAACGTATTCGCTTAACACCAAAACAAATCGTTACCGGTCCAAGCAACGTATT